AAGGAATGTCTGTGCCGCGGGGGGAGAGGATAGAGATGCCAACACCCTAGCCCCAGCGATCTTCGGGAAAGTCCCGTCAACGGGCTTGCATGACCGCTCAGTGCGCCTGCCGTCGTGCGTCTCCTCAGACAGACAGACTCTCTCCCCGCCTTCCCAGGTGACCGCCAGGTCCGGGCTAAAGGACGACGCGTCGCCCTTGACGCGCATCAGTAGTTCCCGCGGGACCAAAACGGTCGGAGAGTCCTGCGGGTCGCCGTCTTTCTCCGGCCCCAGGATGACCAGGGCGAATGTGTCAGTGGCGGCCGCGCTCCCGTCGGGATAAACCGCCACAGCCTCAATCATGGGCCGCCCCGAATCCTCAGCGGCGATATTCGCCATCGCCAGCACTTCGTGTCGGAGTTTCATGCTGTCCCCTCCCCGGCGCTCGCGAACTTCAGCAGGTCCTGAAGCATCGGCACCGTCCACACCTCGTCGGCGAGGGAGGTGGGGGCCTTCTCCATGTTTCGCGCCACGGCGAACTCGGCGTAGAGCGCCTTCTGCTTGCCGACGGTGTCCCGGCCCTGCTCGATGAGGTGCTTGTTGACTGCCGACCTGGCCTCCGCGAGAGTCATGCCCTCACTGCTACCATTCGTGGGGGCCTGAGGCTCTGCTGGGGCCGCGACTGGCGTTTCCGCCTGCTCCGACCGCCCAGCATCCCCGGAAGCGGCCTCCTGGGGCGGCGTTTGCGCTTTCGTCGCCCTGGCTTTGAGCGCGTCCTTGACGCTGGCATTGCCACCCTTCTTCTCCGCCTCTTCGCCCGCGTTGGCTGTCACCTCGAACCAGTCTGCCGCCCCGCTCATTCCGTCCTTCAGAGAGTTCTTGACCTTGATTAGCCCCACCATCTGCGCCGGGGTGATCGCGTCCAGCTTGCGTTGTATCCGTCCCTCGATCTGTTCCCTGGTCACGCCGTACTTCTCGAAGGCAGCGAGCATCAGCTTGAGACCCTCCGGGGAGGTGTCGGCCTTCGCCTTCAGCGTGTCCTCACACTGTTTGACCGCGTCCTCCACGATGTCGCCGGGGATGATCCCCAGGATGCAGGCCCGCAGTCGCCGCGCGCCCTGGTTAGCCTCCATCTCATAGATGTCGCGGGGGTCTTCGAGTGCGTAAGTCCCCTTCTTGGTGTACCGCTTGTGCGGGACCTGAAAGCTCCTCGTCTGTCGGACATTGCGCTCCAGGTCCCATGCGAACGTTTCAACCGTACTCTCGCCAGGCCTCTGCTCGATCACGCGAAACCCACAGTCCAGGTTGCCCCACTCCTGCGCGATGGCTTCGGCGAGGCGAATGCTCGGCCCAGTGATGTCTGTCCCGCCACGGGCGTAACTGTACATCGCGCTTTCGGCCAACCCCGGCCGCTGGCAGGCGCGGATGATTCGGTCGCGGGCTTCCAGCACATCGCGGGGGAACCGTTGCGCCACCAGCATGGCGGCCTGTACCTCCGCGATTCCCCTCTGAGAGGTAGCGACCACCAGGGCGTCCTGCTTCGGCTGTGCGGCTATCGGGTACTGCTCTATCTCTCTGGTCTGAGTCATGTTACTTCGCTCCTTTCATCTTCAGAAGCAGGCGGCGACTGCCGGCCTGCGACGCGAGGAACTGCTTGTACAGTTCCGGCTGGGCCTTCTCGAACGCGTCCTTGTCGAACCAATCCGAGTCCTTCGACCGCTTGTAGGTGAGAAGTACATTGCCCACCGCGTCCACGAGCGTGTCAGCCTCTTTGAGGACGCTGAGGATGGCAAACTTGGCGTCTTCCGCCATCCCCTCCGCGACCTTCTTTCCCAGCGACGCCTCCCGCAGGGCGGTCACCGCGAGCATCACATCGGGCGTGGCAACAACCCGCTCCTCGTGCGATGTCGAGAACCGCTTGATCGCGTCCGCGTAGGTGATCGGGTCCGGCGGGGTCTTGGCCTCCACCATCTTCCAGAACGCCGCTTCCCGCTCGATCATCATCGCCTGCAATTCCCGGTCGCGGGGCACCTCGTATAGGCGAAAGTCGGAACCGCCGAACAGTACCGCTAGGTCGAATACTTCCAGGTCGGCAACTTCCGCGTAGTGCTGACACTGAATCACGTAGGCTTGTGGGATTTCGTCGGTTCCCGCCTCGCCCCAGTCCGCACTACTCCGGGCAGTCTTGATCTCCAACCCGCGGCCATCGTCGGTAATCCCGTCGAGAGTGCCGAGCATGAAGGGATACCGTGCGCTCTTCATGTGGCCGGGTTTGCGAACAGTCCGGCCGGTCTCGTCGGCGTACTTCTGCCGAATCACCGGCTCCAACAGGAGGCCCCAGGTCATCGCTGGGGTAGTCTCCCGTTCTCCCGAAAGTCCGAGTTTGTCCTGCCACACCTGGTAGGGTGTCTTGAAAGGCGATAGTCCCAGGACCGCGGCGGCTTCCGAACCGCCAATGCCGTTGACGCGATCCGGGGAAAGTTCAGTCGTCTCGCCAGCCTGTGTCATCATCCTTGCTCCTTCAGCCTGCTGCTGATCTCATCCACAACCGCCTCGTGCATCTCGTTCGCGCGTAGGTCGGAGCCACGGTCCACGTCTCGTACCGCCGAGGGACTATCGAATGGTACTTGGCGGCCGATATCTGCTTCCCAGTACGGGTCCTCAAAAACGGCGCTGAATGCCATCGTCTCGTAGTGTCGGTCTAAGCCGATGGCCTCCTCGCCAAAACCATCAATGCCGCTCATGTTCCCGACCGTTGAAACAACGACCCGTTGCTCCCCACATTCGAGCAATGTGTTCCGGCGGAATCTGCAACGGCTAACGCAGATGAAGTGTCCGGGCCACCCACGTTCGGTGCGCTTGACCTCAGCCATCGGAACCACCGCTCTTCTCCGCGCACTTGCCCCTGCTCGCGCAGACGCCCTCCAGGTTGAGTACGCAGGGGGCGCAGGCGGGTTCGGACTTCCGCAGAGGCTTCTCCTTGCACTCGACACATGGGTACTGGTACACATCCTCTGGCTCGATCCGGGCCAAGCACTGCTCGACCTCCCGGCACTCACGCGGGTTCGGATTGTCGCAGGCGTCGCAGAGATGCGTCCGCAGGGCGACGCACGGTTCGCCGCAGTGGGCGAGACCCTTGGGCGCAGGCGGCTTGTGCATCACGGTTTCGAGATGCCCGATGGCCAGCAGCGTCGCTTGACCGGGGCCGACAGATGTGCTAGGTTTCATCGTTGGTTCGCTCCTTTCGCTCGGCCGCGTCGGTTCACGCCGGGGCGGCCGCTTCATCTGGCTCCTCGATAGCCTCTCCGCAAATGACTCTCGCCTGCACCGCGCGCAGATAAGCCTTGGCGGAATCCATCGCGGTCTTGCCGTTCCACTCCATGACATCCGGACAGCCGCAACTGACCTGATACGCCCCGTGGAACTTGCCGTTGAGTTCTCCTCTCAGTCGCACGAGCGTCGCCTTGTCAGACCAACCCTTCGTCAGAATCAACACGCTTTCGTTCATCTCTCGCTCCTTGCTTGTCTGATGTCCCGCAACAGATCGGCACATTGGGTAGCCGCCACCTGCTGGCATCGCGCCGCGTGCGCGTGCGTCCGTAGCCGCTCTACGCGATTCCTCGCCGACGTATCCAGCCCCGAGGCGAACGCCCAGGTCACGCCCACCCACACGATGATGCCGAGCAGTACCCAGTGCCAGTCGCGCCAGGACATGGGCGCTCGGCCCCACTTGCTCACTTCGGTTCCTGTCTGTACTTGGCCGCCACGTCCGACCAGGGGACCTCGCCGCGGAAGGCGATGCCGCAACGTGGACACTGCCGCTTTTCGTCTGGGTCGTCTGGATGGTGTCCGCAGGCAGCACAGGTGTAGCGACGGCTCTCGTGTTGCCCGATAAACACTACCGTCGTCGTCCGCAACGGCTCCCAGGTGAGGCGTCCGATGTCGCCGACCTCGATGCCGAGTTCCATAACGAGATTGTTGTTGATGGCCGCTAGTCCACCAGTCACCACCCTCAGGCGTCCAGACGCAAATTGATGGTCGGGCCCGGCACTCGCACCCGGACAGTCATCCATCCGCCTCACCACCACGCTTTTCTTCTCACCCATCTCGCTCCTCCTCGATCCT